TCAAACACTCCGCACCTGCACCGCGTCATCATGTGCCCACATTTTGCCCACATCCCGCGAAGCGACCTGCACGGCGGCGTCGATGGTGCGCGCCACATCATCCAGATCCGAGTCGAACAGATCCGCATAGACGTCCAACGTCATGGCCGCCGACTTGTGTCCAAGCATCCGCTGCAAGGCCTTGATGTTCGCGCCGGCATGCACCGCGATGGATGCGGCCGTATGCCGCAGGTCATGCGGCGGCAGAGGCTCCACGCCCGCCCTCCTGCACGCGCTGATAAACCACGTGCGGTTCGATTTCGCCCCCGCAGCAGACTGGTTGCGCGGAGGACGGCCAAGATGGTCACGGAAAACCCAATCGGACGGCCCCTTGCCGGCCAGCACGGGAAGCAGCGCCTCGCCCACTATGGATGGCATCGGCACGTCGCGCATCTCATGCGACTTCGGCGAGGTCTCCGACCATTCACTGCCAATGCGCGTAACATTCCGCCTGACGTGTATTCGGCGGCGTCCATAGTCCACGTCCTCCACCCTCAAGCCGCACATCTCGCCCCAACGCAGGCCGCACAAGCCAAGCACCAGCACGAGCGCCTTGCGGTCGGTCGGCTGGATACGCGCCCTGCCGGCCTCATCCGCGACGGCCAGCAGTTGCTCGACGGTCAGATACCGGTGCAGCCTCCTGCCCTCACGCCTGGGCAGCGCGAGTTCGTCGGTCGGAGCCTTGGCGATGAGCCTGTCCTTGGCCGCGAGATCGCAGACGCCTTTGAGCACGCCGACGATCTTGAGCACCGTGGACGGTGCCAGTTTTTCCGCCTTGCCGCTGATAAAGGCCTGCAATTCCCGGTGCGTGATGGAGCCTATCTGCCGTGCCGCGTATTCAGGCTCCACATGCGTCTTCCACGTGGCTTCGTCGGTGCGGATGGTGTTTGGCTTGAGGATCGGACGTCGTGAGTCCATCCACTCGGCGTAGATGTCAGACACCAGGGTGCGGCCGGCTGACTGGTCGACGAAGCTGCCGTCCCTTTTGGCGGCGTTGACGTGCTGGTCTCCCCATGCGTCGGCGTCCATTTTGCGTTTGAAGCCTCGTTTGCCGGTCGGCGTGCCGTCCGGTTTGCGGTAGCGCACCTCGTATCTTTTTCCGGCTTTGGTGGCGTATTGGCGGATGGTGTAGGCCATGCGTGGACTCCTTTGCTGACATGGCCAATTATAAGAGAGACGGAGCCTTGCATTGCCCGGCTCCGCCTTGTCCATCGTGTCAGCAAAGGACGATTCCAGTTTAGTGTGCGACACGCCCAACTTGATTATTACCGCACTTGCGGTAATATAAAAATGTCAGCAAAGAACAAGCAAGGAACACAAAAAATGGCACACTACGACGCGAAATACAGCTGCGGACACGAAGAACGCATCGAACTCTTCGGAAAGACCGAAAAGCGCGAAAGCCACCTCGCATGGCTCGCCACGCAAAAGTGCCCGGAATGCCGCAGCAAGGAACGCGACGAACGCCTTGCGGCGGAGAACGCCAAGAACGCCGACTGGCGCGAACAGCATCGCGTTGCAGAGATCATGCCAGACCTCGACGGTACGCCGAAGCAGGTCAAGTGGGCGAACGACCTGCGCGACGGAGTCATCAACCGCACGAGCCACGACCTGCGCGATCGGTTCCAGCCCCGCATGCTCTCCATCATCGCCGAACATACCAGCGCGGCATGGTGGATCGAAAACCGCGGCGAAGCCTTCGACGTACTGGCCCACGTCATGTTCGACCGGCTCGTGGCCGAGAAGAAGGCCGGAATGTCGAACGAGCTGGATTGACACGACGTGCCAACCCGAGTATCGTGAGGCGTGTCGTCCCGGCATGAGATACCGGAACGTGGATTGAAATTATGTGCAACATGCGTGGATTTCCACTGTCGCCGAATCCGAGAGGATCTGGCGTGGATTGAAAATACATATTAGGCATGTTTTGATGTCGCAAAACGCCTCGGCTTCGGTCGAGGCGTTTTGTTTTGTCGAACGCATGGACGGAAACAACATGGAGGAACACGAATGACTTTGCGTGCGATGCGCGAACGCGCCGGATTGTCGCAGCAGGATCTACGCGCGAAGGTCGGAATCAATTCGGTTTCGTATTTTTGGGCTTTGGAGGCATGGGACTGCACGCCTCGTCCGAAGCGCGCGCGAGATCCGCATACGATGCGTTTGGACACCGCGAAAAAGGTGTCCGAGGCGCTTGGCGTCTCCCTTGACGAACTGTGGGACGGTTTGGATTGATTTTTCATGGCGTGTCCGACTTGATTATTACCGCACTTATAAAAGTGTCAGCACAAGAAAGGACAAACCAAAATGGCAACGATCACATTCACCACGCGCTGCACCAACAAGACGATCTCGCTCCCACCGGAAGAAGCCATCGAACGACTCTTCGCCGACGCCGACGAATGGTTCGCATTCCAGCATCGAGCACCGGAAACGGCGATGGAACTGTTCGCCGCGTCGATCTATGACGCGGAAAAGACCACCGTCAACCCCTACGCCACCGAGATCGAAGTCAATGGCGTGCCAATGGCCATCTCGATAAAAGAGGAAGGCGGAATCGCCATCCGCCCAGGCGAATGGGCGTCCGGCATGTACGAGGATTGGGAGAAGACTGACAGAACCGCACTGTTGTCCGACATCAATCGCATGGCGTGCCGGCCCATGGGCACGATTGGAGCGCCCACCATAGGCGAGGTCCGCGAATACGGCGATTGCCTTTGGAATGTCGAGGACTGATCCCCGGCTGCGAAGTCGGCGGCGACACTCCGACTTGAAATAATACCATTGGTATCATATACTTGTAACCACAAGACGGGAGGCGCTAGGCATCCCCACAGACTCAAGGAGACTGAAATGAACAACCTCAACGGCAGCGAGAAACAGATCGCATGGGCGACCGACATTCGCAAGGAATTCATCGAAAAGACCCAGGCTGACATGAAGTCGGCCGACAAAAACGACGTGCTCGACATGAAGGCCATGCTGAAGGTCGCCGACAATATCACCGAAGCGGCCGACTGGATCAATGCACGCCGCAACGTCAAAATCATGTTCTTCAACCGAGCCGACTTCTGGGAGGCCAGAAGGGAGATCAAGGCCGCGGAGAAGCTGGCGAAAAAGGAGGATTCCGGCAGGAAACCGAGCATCCGTGACATACTCAAGGCAAAAATCGCCGAAAAGAACGGTGCCGGCGCTTCCGTCTAAGGGGTAATAAAAAAGGCCGGTGAAAAACACCGGCCATAATCCCCACCAACGTGGGGAACACTACCAATCCCAAATCGTTTATGGGATCATCCCCACATGCGTGGGGAGCATGTCTTAAAAGACACTTCAAATATAACACATTTTGGGGCACTGAAGTGCAGGACAATCTCGATAGGAGAATGACATGACATTATCCAAGGCCCAGTTCCGTGAGACCAGGGAGCGTTGCGGCATCAGCCAGCAGATGCTTGCAAGCAGGGCCGGCGTCAAGGTTTTGAGTATCAAGCGATGGGAGAAGCCGGGTGAGGCGGAACCACCGGCAGACGTGCAGGCATGGCTGGAACATATGCTCGACTTGCACATCCAGGCGGTCGAGGCCGCGTTGGATGCGGTGGACGAGATGACGGAAACGCAAGGGCACGCGCCAAGCCATGTGGACTTGCTGTATTACCGTTCCCAGGAACACTACGACCGTTATGGCCGTGACAAGGGCGATTACGCGATAGTCAATGCCCGCAGCCGGGAGATCGCCGCGATTCTTGAAACGCAGGGCATCGAAGCCAGATTCAAGTATCCGGAGGATGATGAAGCCGGTTTCCAACGTTTGGCGAACACTCGCTGAAAACGCAGAAAAAGCCCCTCCCCCAGCAATGCTGAGAGAGGGGCGACTCGTACTCAATGTACGAGTAGGTCATAATATTCTTACACTTCTCCAACATGATGTTAGAGAAATGAAAGGTTTCTACTCGGAATACCGGGCCTTCAACTCGCTGGCACCGATCAACGCGCCAACCAGCACGGCCAGAGCGTTCAACGTGGTCACGATCTGGTCAACGCATGGAAGGTTCCATGCGGGGCCGACCACATGCACGAACACGGCCAAAGCGGGCAACGCGATCAACGCGACCCATTTCAACGCTTGATACGCCTTGTCCGGCAGGAGGTACTTGTTTTCCTCGCCAGTTTCCTCTTCCGGCTTTTCGCCGTCATGATTAGTCTCCTTGACTTCATCGACCATAATCAGTCTCCTTACCAGTAGAGGGTCTCGCCCGGATAGATCAACGCCGGATTGCCGGAACGATACCCGTGGATGCTGTACATGTTGACCCCGTAATATGCGGCGATGCCGCCGAGGGTGTCGCCGGAACGAACCACGTACCGTCCACCGGTGGCGACCGTGCCCGTGCCGGTGCGACGGCACACGATCTCGCCAGCGTAGATGACGTTCGGATTACCCGAACGGTAGCCCGTGTACTGGTTCCAAGAACCGCCATTGTGGGCCGCGATGGTGCTGAGCGTATCGCCGGAGCGAACGGTCACGCATACGCTGCCGCAATTCACGGCGGCAGGCGCGACGCCAGAACCGCCAAGACGCTGGTTAACTATCGCCATCACCCTGTCATAAGCACCGCCAAGAGCCTGACGACGCTCATTGCCGTTGCCATACACGCCGCGAATGACCTTCGTGGCCATGTCATCGTAATCCGGCGTGGCAGTGACCTGCGGCCTGACCGGGTCATGCCTCACCTCGGCATGGGTCTTGCCACGATCACCTGCGGCGATCTTCTGCCATGCGTCACGCTCGCCGAAAAACAGGTTCAAATCCAACGGGCCGACACCGTTCAGATAGCCGGTGGAAGCATACTGCACCATGCCCTCGCCCTTGCTGCCGGCATTCCACGGAGTGGACTGCCAGCCGGTCGCGTTCATGGAAGCGTACTGAGCCTTCCACAGCATGCAATGGGCGCGCACGTCGGACGGAATCTGATATACGGCGGAATCCTGCACGTACACGATCGGCCAGACCTTGGTACGCGAATACACCTGGTTGACCCACTGGCGCACCCAGTCGCCGTTGCCCCAAGCGGCGTTGCCGTTGGACTCCCAGTCCAACGCGAGCACGCACTGGCCCACATAACCGTTGAACTGGTTGAGATAATGGTTCACCTCCGCCGTGACGTTGCCGCCGTCCGCGTAATGGTAGCCGCCGCAAGCCTTGCCGGTCTGACGCGCCCAATCGGTCTGGCTGCGCCAAGACGGATTCACGTAGCCGCCACCCTCCGTGATCTTCACGATGGCCGCGTCGGCGTCCACCACGCGCGTCACGTCAGCAGACTGCCAGCCGGAAACGTCGATCACGTTCATATTCGCGCTGGCGACCGGCGCGACGGCGACGCACAACACCGCCGCCAACGCGGTCAACGGCTTGCCGATATGCCGACGCAGACGCTTGTGCTTCGGCTTGCCTTTGTTGTTGAGGATGCCCACATCCTCTCCTTCCCGCCCCAAGTCAAGGGCAAATAGAAAAGCCATCCCGAATCGGGATGGCTTTGAAAACTAATATGAAAATCAATGCCGGTGCGCACCATGATTGAATATGATGACGAGCGCGAGCAGCAGCAGGTATATGCCGCCTACGATCGTGAGATGCGTCATTGCCGGTCCTCCAAGTATTTTTCGGCGGCGTTGACGATCCAGCATCGCGCGTCGAGTTTTTCGAGTTTGGCGAGCTCGTATCGGACGGCCTCTGAATGGTCGTGCGACTGGTCGCCGTAGATCAGGCTGATGATCGTGTTCTTGATCGTGTCACGGCAGAGCTCGTCCATACGGTCGTCAATTTTCGATGTCCGCTCTCCCAAGGTCCGTGTTTTTGCGAAATGCTGGGAAAGTGGACTGTCATAGGGCAGGCGTTCCGGCTGCACGTGCGAATACAATCCGGTTGCCAGCGCGTCCAATGCGCCCGGCCATATTCTGAGCAGCAGCGTGATGAGGGCGCACGCGCCACCAACACCGCCAAAACCGGCTAGAAAATTCTGCAGCACATTACATCTCCTTACAGGAAAGCCCCGCACGTGGCGGGGCTGTGGTTTGTCTAATACGGATGGTCAGAGGCGGCGAACACGAGCGGCAGGCCGAGGTTTTTGAGCATGGTCACGAGCGAGGCATCCTCGTAACCGCACAGGCGGACAAGCACGGTAACACCGGGGTAAATGGCCACCGTATCGTTGTCGCTGATACCGATCAGGTTGCCGCCGTCCGCCTTCTCCCACACGATCTTCGCCAGCCCGTCCTGCAGCGGCGGGTACAGCCAGCCGACATCATCGCCGGCGACGGTTATCTCACACCCCTCGGCTGTGGTCCTCGCGCTGGCCGTCATGCTATGCGGCACCCACGGAACAACCGGATCACGGTCCTTCAGGGTCGGCGGATCGTAGAGATTCCTGATTCTCACGCGACCACCCCCAACCCGAGGGCTAGTATGCTGCCGTGTCCCTGGAGAAGCAGACGACGTGCAAAGCTTGCATGACCTGCCAGTCCTCGTCGCTGAACCATCCGCGGCACGGTATGGTCACGTGCGCACCCTTGGCGAGCAATATGCCGTCCCACCACCATCCGTTTGTTGCGGGCATGGTGGCCGCGCCATCCGCGATGGTCACTTTCTTCTCGTCCGTCGGGGTAACGCCGGATGACATGTCCGTGAGAATCGCGGAATACATGCCGGTCGTCGGACCGACGGGCAAAATATTGCCCCATACTCGCAAAAGCTGCGGATCGTCCGCCGTGCCGGTATAGGTCAGTCCGTCCGTCCGCCCCTCGAAACCATTGTCGATGGGCTTGGTCGCCCACGCGCTTGGATTCACGAGTCTCATCGGCGGTCACCCGCCTCAAGGTCAGTACGGCGCGGTCTGCGCGGTGAAGAAGCCCGGAAGCCCCCCCCCGAAGCGATCTCATAGGTGTCGGCCGCTTCGATGTTGATCCGGCTCATCATCGCGGTCGCGCCTACGACGGCGGCCGGACAGATTCGGACAATCAGCTCACCGCAACCTGCCGGAACCTTGATAGCTCTTTCGACGACGATGGTCTGGCCATCCGGGATATTGACTGCGTAGCAGGGAAGGTAGGTGGAGTTCGGCTGTCTGACATAGCAGCGCGCCATTCCGTCTCCGCCTTCGGCATGTGCGAGAAGGCGGACGTGGTACGCCCCCTCGACCGGGACTCTGTCTTCGTTCAGCGAGTACTGTGCGTAATTCTGCTGTGTTCCGACAGCTGTCACTGTGGCCCGCATCCACATCATTCCTTCGTTCCTCACGAAGTCCGACCTGGTGCCGTCGTTGGTATATGGGTGCATCATGCCTGCGCATTCTGGATCCGGGAAGATGTTCCTACGTCTCATGCCGCCACCCCCGGAACGTTTAGTATGGTGCGGTGTCGGCTGCGAAGACGAGCGCTCCTGCCTCCCGCAGGATCGGCCATTCGTCCAGATCGACGGCGCACATGCCCGTCACTGTGGTCTTGGTGTCGACAAGCGCATGGACGCCAATAATATTCCTTGTTTCTTCTTTGGTGGTGTCCATGACGCGAACCCCACTCTCCATGAGCAGCGTATCCGCCCGCTCCGGATGCATGGAGTCCCATGAGCTGGGCGGGCTGAGCCGCATCATCATGCATCCGGACTGCCGACGCGGGATGAAGGATGCGCCCTTGGGAATGGTGTATTCCAAATAATCGCCGTTCTTCGCTATGGTGACGGATCCCTGTATCGCACTCCAAGTGCTGACCTTGTTTGCGCAGTGCGGGTCCGGCCATTGATTCCGTATTCTCATGCCGCCAGCCCCCAATCAAGACGATGAGGGCTAGGAGGAATACCCCCCCCCGTCCGGAACCGCCGCGTAGGGCGCGGTCAGGGCGGTGAACGCGCCGACATTCAACAGGTCCATGATCTCCTTCTCCTTTCCGGTGACGATTGCGACGCCCCATACCCGCGCCACATCAGTGTTCAGCTCAGAGTCGTTGGCGAATCTGACGGTCGCGCAATTCCTGTTGTCCAGTTGATGCCGGCATGCGGCACTGACGACAATCCGGGAGCCCGGAACCCCACTGGCTTTCACGATGCCGGAACAGACGTTAAAATCCTTGTTTTTATCGGTCTGGCCATGCGCCTGCATCATCACATTGATGTCCTGCAATGGTTCGACGTCGCAAAGGAAGCAGACCTGACCATCCGGCAGTCCGGTTATCCACGGAGCAACATCAGCGCTCGATATGCTAACATCGGAATTTGCGATTATGTCGAACGACGTGGTGGCACGAATGAAATCAGCATCAAGGCCGTGTGACACATTGTTTCCGCTGTTGACCGTGAAACAGCCGTCACCGTTCCTGTATATGGTATTCCACCTTGTACGCATCAACGGATTCCCGGTGAACGTCGTCGGCTTCGGGTTAAGATTCCTGATTCTCATTCCAATTCCTTTCCGGTCAAAAGCTTCCAACCATCCCATTCCCTGCGCCACACCTCGCGGATACGGTCGAGCAGGAAGCACATCACGTTGGCGTCACTGCCGACGGCTCCGGTGTAATACCTAAGGCCGTTGTGGAGCTTCTCGGTGCGGCACCACAGACTGCCGACAGGAGCCGTATCGGGCTGGTCGGGCTGCACGAAGATCTGCTTGGCGCCCAAAGCCGTCCCGCCTTCCGTGATGGCCACGTGGCACGGGCTGTAAGCGTCCTTTTTGAGGACGGTGAGAAAATTCGTGGTGTCGGAAACGAAGCTCACCGTGCCGTTCGAGATCGATGCCACCGCGGAATCGGCGATGGTGAGCGTCAGACCGGCATCCTCGATATGCCCGTCGGCGAAGACCTTCTGGGCGGCCACCTTGACTTCCGGATGGTCGGCATAAAGCGGCTGAGCCGTGAAATCGACCGGTTTGAGCCACACGTCCACGAGTGTTTCGGCTGCCGGCGGCCACACCTGCACGCCATCGTAAAGCGCGTTCATCGGCACAGGCACGCCACCATTGGCCATATACGGGAGGCCGACCCTCGTGCCGTCAAGCAACACTCCCATGTCACGCCTCCTGAGAGGAGACGGAATCGGCGGAATCGGTGGAATCGGTCGGCACAGTATCCGTCCTATCCTCGCCAGACACGTCGGACGCCTTATCACGAACCTGCTTCACCGCCTCGTCAATCGCCGTCAAAGCCTCATTCGCATGGGATTCCACGACCGTCTTGGACTCGCTGATGCTATCGGCGACAGACTGCACCGCTGCGGCGTTGGCCGACACCTGAGCCGTCTGCTCCGACACAGACTGCACGGCATCCGCAGCCTGCACGCTCGCCGCCTGCGCACCGGCAGCCGAAGCCTGCGCCGCATTAGCCGCCTGAGCAGCCGCAGCCGACTGCGACTCCACCACGGCACGAGCACCGGTCAGATCCTCCAGAATCTGCGAAGCCACAGTCTTAGCCTGACCCTCCGGATAAAACACCATCTGACCAGGATTCGCCGCCGACATGGACTGCGCCTCCTGCAAGCTGGACGCCAGCAGGTAGGTCAAGGCCGCACCAGTGTTAAGCGCCGGAGCCAAAGTACTCGAGTCCACATCGACCAGATCGGCGAACGCCACGGGCGTGCTCGAGTCCGGCACCTGCACGCAGCGGACGAAACGCCAGGCATCCGGCGATTCGCCTACCGTCACCTCGTAGGCGAACGTGTTGTCGGTCGGCGTAACGTCAACGGTGGCGGTGCCGTCTTCCGACAGTCGCACGTCGAAAGAGTCGCGCACGACGATGCGCTTGCCGACCTTGAACCGGCCGGTCGGAACCACATGCACCAGCTCTCCGGCCAAAACCGCGACGCCATCCGCGCTTGGATGGCCGAAATCGAATGAGTCAAAACATCCTCCTAAAAACAGGGATATGGAACAATAGGAAAACCCACACACCCACCCGTCCAACGGCAACATGACGATGTGTGGGATTATTCAACAGAATTGGAAAGGAACCAATGCTTTTCGACACATTCGTGACCACCGTTTGGAAACCCTCATGTGCGAAACTCCGCGAATGCACCAAAGTAGGCTACGAAAGCGCCCTGAATTGCCATATCCTCCCGCAATGGAGCGGAAGGGACATGGACGCGATCAGCGTGGCGGACATCGAATCATGGTTAGACTCCTTCGACAGGCCGGGAGCGGCACGCAAGGCCTACGCGGTGTTCCGCGCGATACTGCGACTCGCGTTCAAACGCGGTTTGTCCGACAATGACGTGACCAGACGCGAGATACGCCTGCCGCATCTACGGCATTACGAACCGCAAGTACTGTCCGCGCCGGAAGTCCGACGACTATTGAAAGGCTTCTACGGGCATCCGCTCGAAGCGTGGCTATTGGTGTCCGTGTGCGCTGGATTGCGCCGCTGCGAGTCGGTCGGCTTGGAATGGGGCGACTTGGATCTGCGTCGCGGCACCGTCACGGTGAAAAGGTCAGTGCAG